TAGTCGAGCGCATCGAGACGCTCGAAGAGGAGAAGAAGGGCGTCGCGGGTGACATCAAGGACATCTACACCGAGGCCAAGGCCCGTGGGTATGATGGCAAGATACTCCGCGAGATCGTCCGCATCCGCAAGATGGCCAAGGATGACAGGGATGAGCACTTCGCCGTGCTCAGCACCTACGCCAAGGCTATTGGCATGGACCTCCTGTAGGTCTATATAACGGGCGTGCCCACTCTGCTGACCCCCAATGGGGTGGGCACGCCTCTGTTCTGGTGAGCCGCGCGTGGGTGCGGGTCTCCTCGCGTTGCTGATACACGAAGCGCGCGGCTCTCCCGAACAGAGGAGTATCAGCACATGATCAAAGCAATCGAAACCCGCTACAAAGGCTATCGCTTCCGCAGTCGCCTTGAGGCACGCTGGGCGATCTTCTTTGATCATCTCGGCCTGCGCTGGCAGTTTGAGCCCGAGGGGTTTGACCTGACCGAGCGTGGCCTCGGCTATTATCTGCCGGACTTTTTCCTGCCTGATCTCAATTACTGGATCGAGGTGAAGCCCGATAATTTTGACGATGAGGTCGCCTACAAGAAACTGGCTTACGTTGCTCAAGCAACCAAATCGCAGGGGTTGGTCGTCGCTGGCGAGCCCTACATCAACGTAGAGTTGGGCTCTTTTGAACATTACGGCAACGCTGGCGACAGGTGGTGGACTGTAGCCGTAGACGACTACGAGTGCGCCGGCATGTCGGATGGTCCGTACCTGTTTTGCGTCTGCCCGCTGTGCGACAAGATCGGTATTCAGTTCGATGGGCGCGGCGAGCGCATTTGCAGCGACGAGGGCTGCGGCACCAAGCGCACGCGCGAGCACGCGTTTGCCTTGGGTTTCTGGCGCAGCCTGTATCACGGCGACAAGGCTTACAGCGGCGACCACCCCCTGATCGTGGCTGCTGCCGAAGCGGCGCGCAGCGCGCGGTTTGAGCACAGCGAGACTGGTGCGGCGTGACCACCCTCTACCTTGACTTAGAGACTTTCTGCGAAACTAAGATCACCTACGGCGCGTACCGCTATGCGGAGGACGCCGAGGTGCTGTTGGTGGCGTGGGCGTGGGACGACGAGCCCGTGAGCGTCTGGGATACGCAGGACATGCCGCACTGGCGTGATGCGCTGCAGATGATGATCGACACCGCCGAACGCATCGTGATCCACAACAGCAACTTCGACCGCACCGTGCTGCGCGAGCAGCGCGTCCACATCCCCGTGGAGAAGATCGCCGACACCATGGTGCTGGCCCTGCAGCACAGCCTGCCCGGCTCGCTGGGCCAGCTCTGCGACGTGCTGAACGTGCCGCAGGACAAAGCTAAAGACAAGGCGGGGAAGAAGCTGATACACCTGTTTACGAAGCCAAGGGCCAGCAACGTGAAGGTACGGAGAGCCACCCGTGACACACACCCCGCCGAGTGGGATGCCTTCGTCGAATACGCCCGGCTGGATGTGGACGCAATGCGAGACGTACTTGGACGACTGCCGCCTTGGAACAATTGTGATCATGAGCGGCACCTGTGGCGGTGTGACCAAGGAATTAACGACCGTGGCGTTGCCGTGGATACTGTTTTCGCCCGAGCTGCTCTTCGAGCTTTCGACCGAGCTGGACGATCTCTGGCCACTCGTGCCTCCGCTCTGACGGGCGGCAGCGTCACGTCCGCCACACAGCGCCAGCGCCTGCTCGACCACCTCAAGGACGCTCACGGCTTCGAGACCGAGGACCTGACGCGCGCCACGCTCGGCAACCTGCTCGGCGGTGACCTCAATCCGCAGGTGCGCGAGCTGCTGGAGATACGGCAGCAGGCCGCCGCCACGAGCCCAGCCAAGTACAGCGTGCTGCTCAACGCCACGAACCGAGACGGCCGCCTGCGCGGCCTGATTCAGTTCTGCGGCGCGGCGCGCACTGGGCGCGATGCCGGCCGTCTGTTCCAGCCGCAGAACCTGCCGCGCAGCCCCGACTGGTTCGACGACGACGTGCAGGCGACCACTGTCGCCGCCATGAAGGCCGACTGCGAGCACCTGATCTGGGACAACATCAGCGAGCGCTGCGCCTTCGCCGTGCGCGGTGCGCTGGTCGCCCCTGAGGGCAAGAAGCTCGTCATCGCCGATCTGTCGAACATTGAGGGCCGCGTGCTGGCGTGGCTGGCCGGCGAGGACTGGAAGGTCGCGGCCTTCAAGGCCTACGACCGGGGCGAGGGGCACGACCTGTACAAGGTCACCGCCGGCCGCATCCTCGGCAAGGACCCCGGCGACATCACCAAGGCCGAGCGCCAGCTTCAGGGCAAGGTGCCCGAGTTGGCCGGAGGCTATCAGGGCGGCGTGGGCGCATACCGGGTGATGGGCGGGAAGGTGTTCGACGCCATGACCGATGAGGCCATCCAAGAGATCGTGACGGCGTGGCGCAAGGCGCACCCGCGCACGCGCAACCTGTGGTACGATATGGAGGCGGCCGCGCGGTCAGCCATCAACAATCTGGGCGAGAGCTTTGGCGACCTGATCACGTGCGACGTGAAGCCGGACGGGCAGGGCATCGCGTGGCTGCGGATGCGGCTGCCGAGCGGTCGGTACCTGTGCTACCCGCGCCCGGAGGTGTCGGACAGCGGCAGCCTGTCCTACGAGGGCATGAACCAATTCACGCGCAAGTGGGAGCGCCTCGACACCTACGGCGGCAAGCTGGTCGAGAATGCCGTGCAGGCCATCGCCCGCGACGTGTTCATGTCCGGCATGCTGCGCGCCGAGGAGGCCGGCTACAGCGTCTGCATCCGCGTACACGACGAGCTGGTCTGCGAGACGCCGGACGAGCCGGCGTACAGCAGCGAGGGGCTGGCCGCGCTCATGTCCACCAATCCGGGCTGGTCGGTGGGGCTGCCGCTTGCCGCCGCCGGCTTCGAGGCGTACCGTTACCGCAAGGATTGATATGAACACCGCCAGCGCGTCACTACCCCACCACCAGTATGTCTGGGTCGATCAATCGTTCATCCGCGAGGGCGGCACCGGGTACGAAGAGGCGGTTTGGTTCGGGCTGCACAGTCACCCCACTAGGGCGTGGGGCTGTACTGTGATGCTTGAGTGCGGTGCCGTGTATAGAAATCTGCCCCCACACGCCCTCGCGTTCAGCGCCGAGCCTGACGACTGGACGCTGCCACAGGCTCAGATGTGGGACTGCTACGGCACCCAGTTCTCGCTGCTGCGTTACACGTTCCTGACCGGGCTGCAGGCGCGCAGCACGGCCGGCATATTGTGCGACTATCTGTTCACGGCGGTGCCCATCGGCGACGGCTACAGCGAACATCCGAGCCAGAGCAAAGAGTTCATGTTCATGCGGACAAAAGGTGAACGCTTGTTGATCCTGCCGACCAACAAGCTGCGCTTCATCGACAAGAGCTTCACCGTCGAGGGCGAGCGGCCGAGGCTGAAGCTGTCCGACACGGTGTGGAGCTGCGAGGAGCAGTGACGCCCGCCGGCAAGCTGCAGGAGCACCTGAAGTACGTCGTGAACCACAGCGGCGGGCAGTACCGCAAGACGCGCTGGGAAGGCCGCAGGGGCTGCCCTGACTGCTTCATCTGGTGGGAGTGGCCGCGCGCCGCCTTCATCGAGATCAAGGCCGACGGCGATCGTCTCAGCGGCCACCAGCAGCGCGAGATCGAGCGCATGCGCGGCGACGGCGTGCCGGTCTTCATCGCCCGGTCGATTGAGGACATCGACGAGATCGTGAAAAAAGTCAGGGAGGGGGGTTGCAATGCCTGATTGCATGTGCCATATGCTGTGTATCAGCAACGCAAACAGGAGTTACCCAAATGGCACTTTCTTTTCGAGTTCGCGACGATCTGGTCGATCTGGGTCGTGATGAAGACGGTTCGGTTATCGTGGGTCGTTCGTTTTACGTAGTGGCCGAGGATGAAGCCGGTCATCGTTGGGCGCATGCGCATTCGTTTCTGGATCACGCCAAGCGTTACGACGAAGAAGAAGGCGCGTATTGGGCCCGTCGTTGGAACAACGAAGCTCAAGACGCAGTCGTTGCTCTTCTAGCTCGTATCGAAGCTCACGTTGCTGCCGGCGGCGCTCTTAACGAAGCTCATTGGGACGAGGTCGATCCGGGTTACGGTTCGGACGCTTATCAGGAGCTGGACGCCGTTGGTTATTTCGCGGCTCGTGAGCGTCACGAGGCTCGTCAGGCCGGTGAAGCGGTTCCTTTCGATCAGGTCTACGATTATCATTTCGCTTGAGAGGAAGGCACGTGACCCTGCGCGTGGCGACGCTGCCGGAAGCCAAGGCTTGGTTCGCCCAGTACCACTACACGGGTACTGCGGCGGGCCACCGCTTCTACGCGTGGATCGGAGACGGCGCGATTGAAGGCGTTGTCGGCTTTGGGCGCGGCGGCAACCGTTTTGGCGTGGCTGACAAGTTTGGCCTCAACGCGTGGGCCGGCGGCCTTGAGATCACGCGCGTGGCTTGCCACCCTGACGCCCCGAGGAACACCGCCTCGAAGATGGTCGCCGCCGCCCTGCGCCAGCTTGCGGCAGACGGGGAGCAGTGGGTCTTCACTTATGCGGACACCGCCCACGGCCACCACGGCGGCATCTATCAGGCGCTCAACGCCGTGTACGTCGGCACCGACGCCAAGCAGTGGGTCAACTTCGAGCTGGACGGCCTCCGCGTCGCCAAGCGCGCCGTCAGCGGCCGCTTCGGCCACACGCGCTGGCCCGAGGTTCGCGACCTCGCGGCCGAGGCCGGACACGTCCTGTGCAAGGTGGCGTGGTGCCCGAAGCACACCTACGTGCTGCCGATCACGGGCGACCGCAAAGCGCTCCGCGCGATACGGGCCGCGCTGCAGCCGCTCGCGCTGCCGTACCCGAAGCCGGGGCAGCCCGTGGTGCCGACGCCCTACCGCAACCATCGACCGAAAGCGGACAGCCAGTGACCTTCAAGCCGCACGACTACCAGAAGGAGGCCCTCGCGCACCTGTACAAGGAGCGCAGGGCCGCCCTGTGGATGCCCATGGGCGGCGGCAAGACCGTCACCACCCTGACGGCGCTGGAGGCGCTCTCCGTGGTCGAGGACGTGTACCCAGTGCTGGTGCTGGCCCCCTTACGCGTCGCGCGCTCCACGTGGCCGGACGAGGTCAAGAAGTGGCCGCACCTGTCGCACCTGCGCGTCAGCGTCATCACCGGCACGCCCAAGCAGCGTCAGGCGGCGCTCGACACGCCGGCCGACATCTACACGACCAACTACGACAACCTCGTGTGGCTGCGCGAGACGCTCGGCGACGCGTGGCCGTTCCGCACCGTGGTCGCCGACGAGTTCACTCGCCTGAAGAGCTTCAGGCTGCGTCAGGGTGGCTCACGGGCACGTGCGCTGGGTCAGGTGGCCCACACGCACGTCACGCGCTTCATCGGCCTGACAGGCACCCCTGCGCCCAACGGCGTGAAGGACCTGTGGGGACAGGTCTGGTTCTTGGACAAGGGCAAGCGTCTGGGCCACACCTTCTCCGCCTTCAGCGAGCGCTGGTTCCGCAAAGGGTACGACGGCTACAGCCTCGTGCCCTACGACCACACGCAGGAGGAGGTGCAGGAGCGGCTCAAGGACATCTGCCTGACCGTGCGCGGCCTGCCCGTCGATGAGCCCATCACCAGCCCGATCTACATCGACCTGCCGCCTGCGGCGCGGCGCGTGTATGACGACATGGAGGAGGAGATGTACGCCGTCATCGGCGCGGAGGGCGTCGAGGCGGCCAACGCGGCGGTGCGGACCCAGAAGTGCTTGCAGCTCGCCAACGGGGCGCTGTACATCGACGAGTACGGCAACTGGGAGGCGGTGCACGATGCCAAGCTGGAGGCGCTGGACAGCGTCATTGAGGAGGCCAACGGCGCGCCCGTCTTGGTGGCCTACAATTTCAAGCACGACTTGGCCCGGCTACGCAAGCGCTACCCTAAAGGCCGGGTGCTGGACGCTGACCCTGATACGATCAAACGGTGGAACCGGGGGGAAATTGAACTACTTTTCGCTCACCCTGCATCGGCAGGCCATGGTCTGAACCTCGCGGACGGGGGCAACATCCTCGCCTTCTATGGGGTCAACTGGAGCCTTGAAGAGCACATGCAGATCATCGAGCGCATCGGCCCGATGCGGCAGGCGCAGGCCGGCTATGATCGGCCGGTCTTCGTCTACCCGATCCTCGCCCGCGACACGGTGGACGACCTCGTCATAGACCGGCTCACGTCGAAGAAGAGCACGCAGGAAATCCTGCTGGAAGCACTGAAACGGAGGAAGAAATGAATGAGCTGACTGGCGGCAGCAGCGACTACTACAAGGTGCGCGTCGAGCGGCCCACGTCCGGCGGAGAGCCGTACACGGCCGAGTGCAATGACATCATCGAGGCGCTGCGGATGGAGTACGACGTGGCCAACGCCTTCAAGGCGGCGTGGCGCGTTGCTGCACTGCGGCAGGGCCGGGGCAAGCCGGGTCAGGACAGCCCAGTGTACGACGGCGAGAAGATTGTCTTTTTCGGCCAGCGGATTGTGGAGCGGGCGAAGAGTTAGCAGCCGTACTTCACAGCGAGACCGCCACGGGCCTTCTTAACAGACATCGGGTTGCGGCTGAAGCAGCGATCTGCAGACACGCGGCCGCCGACGGCGTAGCCCTCGAAGAACGGGGAGAAGTCCGCCCAATCGTCGGCATTCATAAACGAGGGATCACGCGGGAACTTTTTTGGGAACCCGCCGCCAGCAAGTTGGCCATACGCTCTGTCCAGATTGTTCTGGGCAACAATGTTGTCCATCTGCTGTTGCGTGATGTACCGGCCGTCAGGCAGCTTGACCAAGCCGGTGTTGCCCAGATCGCCGACGTTGCCCCACTGGCCGCTCTTCACGAAGTCCTGCACGAAGGGTAGGTAGTCGTCCTTCGGCGCGCGGTTCTGCTTGCCCTTGATCTGGACGATGTCGTCGGCCGAGGGGTTTTTCGCGAGTAGCGCCCGCACCAACTCATCTTGCCGATCCCGGAAAAACAGCTCCTGCTCATCCTCGTTGAGCCCTTTGAGTTCTGGGTTAGCGCGTATTTCCTCGGAGACTTGTCTGTTGATGGCGTTTGCTTCATCTCGGGTGAGGCTGCGTCTAGTGGGTGTCGTCTCAATCGTCACGTGCGGCTCGCCCTTGGCGTCACGCAGCGAGAAGATGCGCGACCGGCCTGACATGACATCGGGGCAGTAGCCGCCGACGCAGTGACCCATCGTGTCGCCCTCGTAGCGCAGCGCGTCCTCAAGAAAAGGTCGGCGCGGGTCTCCCGCCCCGCCAGCGGGCCCCTCGCTGCCGTACTTGGTCATGATTTCGCCGGTTTCTGGGTTGAGAGAGTAGCCCTCTGGCAGGTCGGGTGCCCGCAGCTCCGTCCAGCGCAGCCCCATCGGGTTGTTATCGGGATACTCCTTGAACGTCTGCACCGCCGGGCTGTCGAGGTTGCTTAACGCCGCGCGCTCCATCTCCTTGACGCGGAACTGGTTGATCCTGTTGACGCGCTCAGCGGCAGCGGGAAGGCTCATGCGGCTAAGACTTTCTGGGCGCAGCAACAGCTCTGGAGGCAGTCCGCTACGAGGATCGAGGGCGTTCTTCATCTCGTCCAAGAGATGGCTCATTCCCATCTGATCCTGCAAGATGCGGGTGTTTGCGATGCCGTATAGCTTATCCGTTACCGGAGCCTTTTCGAGCCACGGCATGTTGAGCAATACGTTCGCGCGATAGTCATCCCCAGCGCCCGGAAAAGCGCCTTGCGGAACGAATGGAGCATTGAGGCCAATTACGTCCCCGATTGTCTGCTCTTTGAGAACCTTTTTAGCAGCCTCAGACCACTCATCTGGACTGAGCCCAACATGAAGAGACCCGCTTTCAGCAAGCGCACGCATCGGGTCTTCAGGCGTCCCGAAATCGCTCTTGAGGTATTTTGGAGCTGTTTTATTAAACCAGTTTTTAAGTTGGGAAAGCGGGCCGTCTGCATCGGGGGCGAGACGTAATGCGTCGTCCGCAATTCGCCGTACTGCGTTTTCCGGCGATCTGTTAGGATTGGCCTCGCTCACGACGCGATTGACGTATGCGCGCGCCTCATCCTCGTTACCAAAAAGTTTTAACTTTCCGTCCTCGCCTCGGACAGCCCAAGTGTCTGTGTCGGGCAGTTTTGCCATCTTAACGCCAAGATCGGATTGCCGCATGGCACCGATGTTCTTGTCGGCCCAGAACTGGCCGCCGCGCGGCTTGACTGCGAACTTCGGGAGCCCCGGCCCCGGCGCAGGCAGCGCAAGTTGCTTCGGCGGCGCGGGCAGCGCGAGGGGCTTCGGCGGTGCGCGCTGCGCCACGGCCTTCTTGATCACCTCCGGGTCGGCGTCACGGCCGAGAACGGACAGCACCTCATCAACGGCAGGTTTGCCGAAGTCTTTGTACAGTTGTCCGATGAGGCGGCCGAGTGCAGCCATCTAGCGACCCTTCTTCACCGCGAGCAGCTTGCGGAACTCTTTTGCCTCGTTGTCCCAGATTTCCACATCCTTGGCGCGTACTGCGCGACCCTGCGGGATGCGGCTCGACGGCACGCGAATGTGCATGGCTTGCTGATTGGCAGCGGACGGCACCTGCCGGTCGGTCATCGTGAAGTATTTCTGCTGCCCTTTTTTACCCCCCGGTGGAGGCCGCATGAAACCGGAACTCACGATGTCGTCCAACTCGGCCGGCCTGAAGATGTTCCGCACGCCATAAGCCGGCAGCGTATCGCCCGGTTTATACTCAGGCCCACCGATCTTCTCGCTGTACATGCGGTTGACGACCCTCGGCCCCAGCACCCGGTCGCCAACCGCATTGGCCACCTTCACGCCGAGCTTCTTAAGAGGCGGCGCGGCGGCAGCGCCAGCGCCGTACATAGCGAGTGCCTGCGCTCCCTCGGACAGCACGCTGCGCGGGATGTCTGCCATGCTGTCGGCTGCGCCGACGCCGTACAGCGCTGCCTCGCCGACCACAGGCGCTGCCGCAGCAAGACGCGGTGCCTTGGCCGCCAGAGAGGCCATGCGCGCACCAGCGAGGCCCTGAGCGCCCGGCAGCAGCGCCGGCAGCAGTGCGCCGCCAATCTCAAGGCCGGCGCTCTCGTAAGGGTTGGCCTCCTCGTATGCCGCCTGCTGCGCCCGGATGCGCGCCACCTCCCGCTGGTAGGCCGCCGGGTCGAGCTGCGCGAGTGCCCGCAGACCAGCCTCGATCTCGTCGTTGAAGGCGAACGTCGCGCCCTTCGCGACCGTGCGAGCCCGGTCAGCGAACGACGGGCCGCCCTTGTCGAAGCGGCGCGGCGTCACGGCGAAGGGGAAGTCGGTGGAGCGCATGTCAGCGATACTTCCTCGCCAGTTCCATCAGGCCGCCATTATACATGCCGACCGGCTGCTCGTCACGCGGCTCCTCCACGCCTGCCGCCTCGATGGCGGCTATGCGCTTGGCGATCTCCTGCAGGCGCTGCGGGTCTTCAGTCCGGCTGGCCTGCAGCAGCAGGTTACGGACCGCCGGGCTTTCGTACAGCCGGGCTGCCCCGCCAATGCTACCGGCCGCCGCCATGGCCGTGAGGAACCCCTCCAACCCGCCGCCAAACGCGCCGATGCCACCGACTGCAGCGGTAGGCAAGAACGCCTGCGCTCCCGTTGTCGGAAAGGCACCTGCCTCACCCGCCCGCCGTGTTGCGTTCAGCACCCGCGTCAAACCCTGCAGGCGGATGAGATCGTCGCCGTTAAAGAAAACGCCAACGGATTGGCCCAATTTTCTGATTTCATTTGCAAACCGGGTTGGGGATACAACCTCTTCACCCGCACCTGTCGCCCTCGCCGCAGCGCGAGCGATAATGGCTTGGCGAGCGATGGCCCGACCCTGCGGCGACAGATTACGATACAAAGCTGCAACGTCGCTGGGCTTGCTGCTGAACAGCAAACTTTGGACAGCTTCCGGGGTGGCATCTCCGGTTTTCAGCACACGCTTGAGCGACTGCTTTTGCAGTTCATTTGCCTCTTCAGACAGCCGCCTGTTGGCCACCGTCCATCTGTCGTAATCCCGGCGTTGGCCGTTCTGGCGGATGAAATCGCCCATGTCCTGACGCACTGGGTCATAGATTGCGCGCAAAGCCTTCTCACCAACGTCACGCGCACCCGGTGAAATCTGATTTGCGGGATCGTTCCTGAAGACGTTAGACAGCACATCCTTGCGGTACGCCTCTAACTCAAACAGGTTGCGGCCCTGAATATCGTTCATGATCTGCTCAAGCGCGGCAGCCGCCTCGTCGCCCTCCGCCGTTCTGCGGCTACGAAGATCGGCAATTTGAGAACCGATCCTCTGCATCGTCGCCTGCATAGGGACTTGGCCCGCGCTTGCCAGCCGATTGATGACCTCGTTCTTGCTGCCGGTATATTGCTGAATGGCAGCAGAGCGTCGTTGTGCCAAGTCAGTCACGATCTGCTCTGGAAGCGCGTCAATGTTTGTTGCGCTGTAATCGTTGACGATGTCTCGCACCGCATCGATGCGGGCCTGCTGTTGCGCTTCGCGCACAGGGCCTGTGCCTGCTATCGGAATACGCTCACCGGTGGCCTGCGCGGTTCGCCCAGCGAAAGTGCGCGGCGGCAAGACATCACTAGTCATCAGCGGGATGTTGGCTTCTCTAGCTTCCTGCACGATTGCGGGCAGCGGAGCGCGCGGGCGCGGTGCGGCAACTCCACCAAGTGTGCCGAAGGCCAAGCCAGAGGCAAGCTGTGCCATGGGCCCACCACCAGCCTCTGCGGCCATCTGCGAGCCTGCGGCGCCGGTTCCACCACCAACAAGCTGCGCCGCCGGCTGCGCGGCCAACACGTCGCCAACAGCTGCGGCGAGAGGTCGAGCCGAAGAGGCTAACGTGCGGCCAAGGCCGATTGCGCCGCCAGCGCCGCCAACACCACCAGCAGCGGATTGGATGACGCGCTCTGTCGCCGTCTCCGGCTCCGGCACGCCGGCCGCCGTCAACAGATTGTTCAGCGCCTCGGTTGGCGTTGAGAAGTCGGTGCCGAGGAGCTTGTTCACGCCCTCAACAAGGGGGTCGCCCACGATCGGCCCGAGGGTGGTCAGGGCGGCACCCGCCAGTGCGCCGGGAGGGCCAGCACCCGTCATGAAGCCTAGACCTGCGCCCAGCGCGGCCGGTGCCAATCCGCGCCCAACCGCGCCGAACACACCGCCAGCGGTGGTCTCAGGCTCAGCAACCTCGCTCGGAGGAACGTCTATCGTCGTGACATCTTCGGGGATATCGCCGGCCGAGCCGCGCAAATAATCCGCAATCTCTCGTTCGGAATAGCCCGCTGCCTTTGCGCCTTCAACGTCAAAGCTGCCGCCGCCAACCGTAACTTGCAACGGCTTGCCCGCCGCAGGGCCGCCACCCGCTGGCTGGTCAGCCAAAAAGGCATCGATCTCTGCGTCAGTATACCCGGCAGCTTTGGCCGCAGCGCGATCCAACATGTCTTATCGCCTCACAAACTGGCTAAGCGGCGGCCGCTTGTCACCCTGCAGAGCCTTCTGTGCCCGGCCGGCGTAATAGTCAGCCCAAGACTGGCGGTTGGGGTTCAGGTTGCCGGACTTGTCAAAGATGCGGTTGGCGTTGGTATACTGCTTCCAGAGCGTTTCCACCCCCTGCAGAGTGCCGTTGGCCTGCACAAACGCTTCGCGGAACCGCTGCTTTTCATCGGCCAGTTCAATCGCTGCTTTTTGTGCCTTAACAAACTTCTCGTTGGTCGCTTTGTCCTTCTCCAAGCCGCCCGTCATCTTCAAGAACTGCGCGGCGTCGAAGTCGGACACGGTGCCTTCGCCCGGAACGCGTTGGCCCCGCGCCATTCCCGAAGCAAGCTGCACGGCCCGCTGCTGATCCGCCGATGTCATAAACGACGGCAGCATTGCGGCCACTTGAGGAGGGAAAAAGCCGGGGAAGTAGCGCCTGTTGAGCTCCTCGAACTCGGTCAAGTCGCGAAGAGCGGCCTGTCTTTGCTGCGCTGCTGGTTGCTCCGCAACCGCCGCTTTTTCCGCAACACTCAGAGCTTGGGTCTGCGCCATGGCGCGCTGCTTCGGATCGCGGATACCGTAGACCGGGTTTCTCTCGGCGCGGAGTACAGGTAGGCCAAGCGCCTGCTTGCGCAGCAGGTCTTCCTTCGTCGGGCCGGCATCTCCGAGCATGCCTTCCGCGATGGCAATCTCAGACGGGTCTGTTACCTCTTCCCAAGGCATTATCCGGGACTCCACTTATATATCTTGGTGCCAACGCGATTGTATTTCGGATTGCCGGCCTTCGACGACGGAGGCGGCTTCGTGGCCTGTATGGCTGCAGCCCTAGCTCCCGCCGCCGCGATGTTTTCAGGCGTGCCGGTTATAGACGCAAGGATCAGTTCGCGCTCTGGATCACCCTTGGGGAGTGATAGCGCTCGCGCGATCAGGCGCTCCTTTTCACCCGGCCGGTTGGCTGCTTTGGCCGCCGCGGCGGCCCTCGCCGCTGCAGTCTCTTGCGCCACAGCAACGCCCAGCAATTGTCGCGCTGACTGCGTGTCGCCCTGCAGCAACTGAAGCTGGCCCATGCCCGCCTTCATCTCCAGCTCGCGCTCCTTGAGAGCACGCTCCGCTTCAGCCTCGCGCGTTGCGCCCGCGTACTTGCTCAGCAGCGAACCAAGGTTACCCACGGTCTCGCCGAACGATCCGGTGCGTGTCGGCTGGCCCAGAGCGGCCGCGATGGCAAACCACTTCTCGGCGTCGGACGGGCCGACGCGCCTGTTTCGTATGTCGGCGCGGGCGGCGTTGATTAAGTCCAGATTGGCCTGCATCTGCTTGCGCTGGACACCTTCCGCCGTCTGCACGCCCTTCATCGCCACCGGAACCGGCAGCCCCGGCGCCATCAGCGCAGCAATGCTCTCGCCTGTCGGGAGGGCGCCGATATCTTCGTCTTCGTCCATCAGCCGCCCCCGAACAGTTTTTCAAAGCCCTTGACCGTTGCGAACGTCGATCCGAGCGAGGCCAGCAGCGACGGGCTCATCGCGCCCGGCACTTCCATGCCGACCTTGGTCGCGCCCTTCGGCACCGCAGGCGCAACGCCCTGCAGCGCGCCGATCATGCCCTTGACCTGCTCCTGCGGGTAAGCGAACTGCCGCTCGAAGTCGGCGGCGGCGAGGTCGAGGTTGCGCTGGGTCTGGCCCTGCTGCATGCCGCCGGCTTGCTGCAGTGCACCAACGCCCGTCAGGCCGAGTTGCTGCGCCGTCTGCGCCAAGCCGCCCTGCCGCGTCAGTTCGCCCTGCGCCGCCTGCTGCGCCTGACCGAAGCCGCGCTCCAGTGCCTGCGACTGCTGGGCCGAGATGCCCTCCATGGCGTCGCGGATGGCGCGGCCGGTCAACTCAGCCTGCCGCGTGCCGCCGAACTGGCCGGCACGGATCATCTCGCCCTCGATGCCCGGCAGCACCTGCTCCTTGAGCGTGCGCGTGCCAAGTTGGCCGATGCGGTTGACGACGTTCTCCGTGTACGGGTTCATGAACTGCTGCGTGACATCGGCCGTGCTCTGCGAGGCCTGCTGCAGATACGGCTGGTACGCCTGCGCCGCCTGCGGCGTCTGCTCGAAGGCCTGCTGCTGCAGGGCCGTGAAGTCGGCGATGCGCGGGCCTTGGTACAGCGGGAAGGCGCGATTGGCGAGCGCCTGCTGATTGGACAGGATGTCCATCGCGTAGTTCGTGTACCAATCGGGCAGCACGGACTGTTCCATCGAGGAGACGGGCACAGCCTGCGGCGCTTTGCCTTCAGTCAGGAAGTCCAGAAACGACATTAAACGAGTCCCCCAGAGAGGTAGCGCTCGGGCCGCTTAGCATTAGCACTAAACTTGCCCTTGGCCAAGTTGCGGCCTTTGTGTTTGCGGACTTTGACGCGGAAGTCGTCGAGGCGTTTGGCGCCCGCCCTACTCGACCCGTCGCCCAGCATGGCCACGGTCTCGGCGTCGATGACGTACTCGCCGTCGCTGAGCAGCGCCGGGATCTCGTCGCTGCGTCCGGTGCCGACGCCGTCAACGGCGAAGCTCTCGCGGCCCCGGCCGTCTCCGCCCATCTTGCCGCCCTTGGCGCGGGGCTGCGCACCCATGTCTTCGAATATCATGGTGAGTGCCTGCCGCCCCTCGGGCGTGTTCAAGAAGGCCTCGATCTCGGCGTCCGACGCGCCCGGCATGGCTGCGCGCAGCATGTCGAGGCTACTGCTGAGCACCGAGGTCGTCGCGCCAACCGGCGCAGCGCCCGTGCTGAACACAGAGCCAACGCCCACGCGCGGTGCCGGTGCGGCCGCGGTGGCGAAGGCTGCGCGCTCGGCCGCTGTCTCGGGCACGTAGTTGAAGAACGAGCGCGCCGGGCCGTAGCCGTAGCGCGCATAGTCGATGTCGCTGCGATCGCGCTGAGTGAGCGCTGACGGCGCAAACTGGCCGCGCGGCGTCGGCAGTTGGGCGCGGAATATCGGCGCGAGCGCGTCGAGGCCGGTGCCAGTGCCGCCAGTGCCGCCGCGCTTGCCGCCGAGCAGCTTGCTCAGGGCGTCGAGGATGGCGAGGCCGCCGGTGACCGTGGCGATTTTCTTGGACAGGTCTGTTTTCTTCTCACCTGGAGGCGTACCGGTGTCCGTAACTGTAGTTGGCGATTGGCTAAGCAAGATGGAAGCAGGTATTGTAGCGAGACCACCAGTGAAATCGACCTTTGGAGGCGGTTGGTTCGTGACAGTGATCAAAGGCTCTTCGCCAGCGACTGCAGGTGGCGTTTGGCTGGGCACGAGTGCGCCAGTGGCAGCGGCAAGACTATCGCTAACGCGGCCCGGACGGATGCGGCTGGCTTCGGCCAGAAGCTCTTTACCGGGCAAATTAAAGTCAACGGCGCCTGCAGCCCCTGCTGCGAGGCCATCGCTAACGCGCGTCTGCGGAATGCGCCTGCCAACAGACTCAAGCAAAGTCTCATCGGGCAGCAGATTAACGGCGCCAGCCGTACCCGTTGCGAGGGCATCGCCGACGCGCGTCTGCGGAATGCGCCTGCCAACAGACTCAAGCAAAGTCTCACCGGGCAGACTTGTGTCGGTCGGCGTGCCGACGTTCAGTGAAGACGGCACTGCGCCCGCAAGAATGCTATCAAGTCCAGCCTGCGGAATGCGCGAGCCGCTGACGACCATGTCGCCGAGACCGAACTCGTTGTCCAGACGCGCTTGATCGAGTGCCTGTTTGAACGGATCAAGCGACTTGCCGACATCGCCCAGCAGAGATCCGCCCGCTGCGCCGAGACCGCCGAGACCGCCGAGAACAGACGGCGCGAGGCGCGACGCCGAAACGACGATTTCGCCGGGTAACGACGCGGCTGCCTGACCGGCAGCTTGGCCGCCAACTTCGCCAGCAAGAGCGCCCTTTCCGCCGCTTAACGCGCTGCCCAGCGCTTTATCAATTCCGGTCGCACTCAACAGACCGGCCGTAGCGCCAGAAGTCAGGCCGCCGATAGCACCAGCCTTGAGCGCTTCGCCAAGATCCTCGCCGGTCACAAGACCCGCACCAGTACGGCCCAGCGCGGAGGTCAGGCCAACGCCCGCTATCTTGGCGCCAAGGCCGCTCAGCCCGAGTTTAGCCCCGAGGGCGGTGCCCAAGCCCGGAACGAACTGAAGCGCGATGGGCGCAACAATCTTCGCGATGTCGCCAACGACGGCGGTACCCGGACGGTTGTACAAGTCGCCGCCGAGCAGCGTCACCGCCTCGCCGGTCGTTGGGTCGGTATACTGGCCGAAGCCGCCAGTCGGCGCGCCGCCGACCTGCTCGATCCGGTAGTCAGCCATGCGGCCCTGATTGGCCAAGCCGCGTGCGATGTCCTGCAGCCGCAGCAACTCTTCAGGCGTGCTGCCCGAGGCGATGACTTGGCCTTCGTTCTTGCCGGTGTAGTCGCGGATCTGATACTGCGTGCCGGGAGTGAGCGTGATCTGGCTCGCCGGATCTAGGCCGCGCACGTCCCGGTTAGCGCCGGTCATCCACGAACTGAGCGTGATGGGATCCTGCAGCCGGCGCTCGTACTCGGCCAACTCCTGCTGCTGACGGACGCGCGGATCACCGCCGCGCATGGTGCTGTAGCGCTCAGGCTCACCGTCGGGGCCCATGCGCCCGGTGTAGTCGTCGTAATCGCCGAACACGGGCTGTGCTGCGGTGAGACCGCTTACCGGCTGCGTCATTGGCTGCGTTGCAGCGGAGAGGCCGCCCACCGGATCGTTTACGCCGTTAGCCATCAGCCTTGTCCTTCAAGCATCGGATAGACCCGCATTGCCCACTCACGCCAGTCATCAAATTGATATGGGTCTGGCACAGCGCGTGTTGAAAAGGGTGACGCCTTCAAAAAGCCTGTAGCCCAACCCTGCCAGTCGTTCTCGTCGTTTAGCCGACCAAACGCCCACGCATCGCCAACCGACAGTATAACGCTATCGGCCCAATCAATCAAACCCATGCCACGCGGGTCGATCATCCAATCACGGTTCCATCGCCGGGCTGTATGTGCGCCAGCACCAATCCCATTTGGTAATCGCCCCCGAGCGTGTTGCTCTCGAAGCGGAAGCGCAACTCACGGCGCTGTGTCTTAAAGTACACAACCTGATCCTGCGGCGTCGGCGGCGTCTCGTAGATGGTGTGCGGCTCCGTTGACACCTCGGGCGCCTTGGCGTTGGCGCGGCCCGTCACCTGCATCGTCATGTCGCCGCTCTGCACGAAGTCCGGCTCAATCATAAGCACCTGCAGCGCCTTGTTCTCTTGGCTTGATACCGGCAGCGACAGGTCAGCCGTCTCGAAGTAGCTCAGCACAGGCTGCAGGTTGAGCCCGTCAATGTCGTCCACGCCCACCTCGTGTACCCACAGGCGGTACTGATCGACGCCGCTGTCTTCCGTGACGCGCACGTTGTCGTCCGTCTCCGTGATGCGCGTGTCGTCGGCCTCAGTGACGCGCACCTGATCTGGGGCGATGCTCGGCACGACGCCCGTCATGATCGGCTTGGGGAAGACAGTCGGCGACACGGCCGCGCTGCGCCCGCCGTTGGGCAGTTCGCAGTCGTACCACGTATTCTCGCGGATGTTGTAGATGACGGCGTGCGACGGCTCGATCGCCTCACCGCGCGGGTAGCACCACCAAATCTCGCCGTAGCGCGGCACCTTCATCGCGAACACCTTCTGGCGCTGCGACTGGTTGAGGCCGTCGAAGAAATAATTGAGGTTGAGATTGTTCGGCACCTCGCGCACGACGCCGTTGAACATCAGGAAGCGATCGGTGCCCACCCAGTAGAAGATGCCGTCGTACTCGATGACCGTGTTCGCTCCGAGGATCGAGCTCTGCGTGCTGATCGTGTCGAACTGGAACACCGGCGCGCCGCCGATGAACGAGGCGCGCACCAGCGCATCGGCCGACCAGAACAGACCCGACGGCGAGTTACCGGGACCACCGCGCAGGGCCACGCCGCGCACGATCTTCTGGGAGGCGATGTTCGCCGCGCCGGAGCCGAGGCTGGTGTAGTCCGTGGGGTCGCCCGCCACCGAGAACGCCACGTAGCCGTCGTTGCCGAAGATGAACGTGTACGGGTGCAAAACGGCGACGCCGCCGGTGGCGCTGTAGCCGGCCGGCAGGTTGGTGATCGGCTGCAGCGGCGCAGTGCCAAACAGGTCGCCGAAGAAAAGCTGGCCGCCGTCCGCATTGCAGATGCACCCGAGGTTCGGCGCGACCTGCGCCACGAGCTGCAGACCGCCAAGGCCCGGCGCCGCGATGGCGTCGAACTGCCACATGTTGTTCGGATCCGCCGTTAGCGTCGACGGCGTGCGGTTGGTGATGACCGACGTGTTGAAGCCATTGTCGATGTAGAAGCGCTCGAGCAGGTTGGCCGAGCCGCTGTGCACGTAGGTCAGGTTGTTCTGCGTGAACTCATGCATCGCGCGGCTGATCTCGCGCAGGTACTTGCTGATCGCGCGGTAGCCGCCGATCTTGCGCGGCAGGCCACGCTGGAAGCGCACCCACTGCCCGTCGACGTAGTTGTCGCCCTCGAACTTGGTGCCGTCGCGCTTGATGCCCGGCTGCGAGCGTATCTGGACGACGCGCGACGCCATTTAGAACGTGCCGCCGTTGACGGTGCCCGCCGGAGCGACGCCCAGCACCGTCCACGCGTCATTGGTCGTGGCGGCCGTGAACAAGCCCGTGCCAACGGCCGTGCCGCCGAGGTTGATCAATGCCGCGCCCGCACTCGTTGCGCCCGTACCGCCGTCGGCAACAGCGACCGGCGTGGCAATGCCGCCCGTCTCGGCGTCCACCACCTCATTGCCGTCGCAGTACAGGATGGCGCGGCTGCCGCGCGCGACCAGCACACCCGGCGACTGCGTGTTCGTCCTGACGCGCAGGGTGAACGAGCCGCCCGTTGTGTCGTTCGAGACCCAGTACTGTTGGGTCGTCTTCGGCACGACGATCTCGACGTTGCCCGTGATCGCGCCCGTGAACTCGTAGGCGATGCGGTTCAACTCGGCGCCCGAGAGCGTGTAGTTGCCGCTCACGCCGCCGAGGTTGACCGACGTAAAGTCGAAGGCAAACACGGCGCTCTGGCCGAGGCCCAGCGTGTACCAACTCGTGCCGTCCGTCACCGCCGTGGCGCTGTCACCGGGCGTCAGTGTCAGGCTGGCTGCGCCGTTGATCGTGTCGAGGCCCTGCGGGGTGAGGACGAGGTTGCCGCTACCGCCGTTGCGGACGGCGACGAAATAGTCGGCGCCGACGCCCGCCGCTGTCGGCAGCGTCAGCGTGCCGAGGCCGCCCGTCCAGACAAACATCTTGGCGCGGTCGGAGCCGCCGGCCGTGTAGTTCGTGTTGAAGAGCGTGACGGGCGTGGACTGCGAGAGCGTTGAGCCGGTCGCCGTCAGGCCGAAGCCGGCCAGCGCGGAGGCCTGCGCCTGCGCCGTTGCCGCGCCGTAGCGGAACACGCGCCACGAACCGGCGGCGGTGGTGTTGTTGGTTAGGTAGATCTGCCACTGCTCGCCCTGCGCGATCGACAGGAGCGTGCCGCCAACGCTGTTCTTGACGGTGATGGTGGACGGGCCGAGGTTGTTGAACAGGACGGTCTGGCCGACGCCGGTCTCGTCCGCGGGCGGCATGAGGATCGAGAAGGCACCGGTCGGCGTCACGTCGATGATGCGCGCCGCCGGCCGCAAGAGCGTGTTGCTCTCAAGCGGCCAGTCCAGCGCCGTGTCGGCCGTCAGCGAAAGCGCCAGATACGACACATCCGACGGGTAGATCGTCGTGCCACCAAATATTTGTGTATAGGTGTTGCTCATACCGCTTATGCCTCTTTCCGAACCGACGCACGGTCGAGGATCTTGGCGAGATCCTCGCCGTTCAGCATCGCGGCCGCACGATCATACATGTTCTGCCAGACGGGGATGCGCTCATCGTTCTTGAGGAAGGGCGTTGCCTCCAGCAGCGTGCCGTACAGCAAGAGCTGCGGCGCATATTCGGTCAGCCAGTTGGTCTGCACGGCGTCGTCCAGCAGCGGTGGCAGCTCGTAGTACAACACCTCGAAGGGGTAGTTCGCGTCGGGCGTCGGCGCATACAGCCAGTGGCTGTAGTCGTAGTCGCTGTAGTACTCGGGCTGATCCGTGGCGGTGCGATCGGGCCAGTAGCTCAGGAGATATTCGTAGGCGCGTGTGAACAGAACCTTGCGCGTGTTGTTGTTGGTTCCGGTGCCAATGTTGATGCTGACCGTGTCGCGCCAGCGGTCGGGCTTGGCGTACACGGACACGCCCGTCTGCAGCGTGCCGCTCACGACGTTGATGAAGCCTTGGATCTTCAGCTCGCGCGCGATGCGGCGCTCGGCCAGATTGATCAGCCGCGGGATCTGCTCAAACACAACCGGGTCAGACGCATAGGTTGTGCCGCGCTCAAGGTAGCGCCGCACGTCCTGCTGGAGCGTCGTGAAGGTCATCGTCGTGGCCATCGGCGCACCCTACATCAGTTTTGGGCAGAATGCCACGGTCAGGATAGGTACTCAAACACAAGGCCGGCGATGGCCAGCACGAGGGCACCGAGCGTCATCTTGCCCTTGGAGAGGGTCGGTTTCTTGTCGGTCGGCAGCACGGTTCCGACGACACCCTTGAAGGCGGCCTTCTCGGCCTCCTTCTTGACGGCGTTGAGCGCCAGTTTCTTCAGGTTCATGGTAGCCTCCTCACTTAGATTTGCTCTCGATGACCCCGACGCGAACTTTCAGGTCATTTATTTCGCCCGTCAGATGCTCACGTAACTCCGCTCTAGCCTTAGCTGAATGCGGACTGTCCGTAGGTACACCGTCTGGCGTGACGAGAACAGGCATCGACGCTTCGATCTTGGTCAGCCGCGTCTCGAAGGTGTTCACCTGCCCCAGCAGCCACGCAATGCAGGCGATCAGGATGGGCACAGCGCCCTTCAGGATGTCGCCCCAGTTGACGTTCACGGCAGCCACCCGGCGAACTTCTTCGTCTTAGCCTTGCGGTCATCGAGGCCGTGCGTGCCGCCGTTGATGCGCTTGGTCAGCGCAAGGATGGCGGCGTCGTTGATGCCTTGGTCGCAGATAGACCAGAGCTTGTTCTTGTCGAAGAACCACAGGGCGCTCTCGAAGCACAGCTCAGTTGCCACGAGGTTCGGGTTCTCCATCACGTCCGGGCGGTCGATGTAGTCCGAGAACGCTTGATAGTTCGCCTTGCCCGTAAGCTGCAGCGCGCCGCGCCCACGGTACTTCCAGCCGTCGCCGGACGCCTCGACCCCGTTGCCCATGCGGCCGCCGTAGACGCGGTTGGCGATCTTCTGCGGTTGGCGCTCATACGCCTTGGCCATAGCTTCCGTGGGGAAGTACTTGCCGAAGATGCCGCGCAGGCCCTTCGCGCCGTAGTTCAGGTTCTCACTGAAGGCCGTGAAGTTCCCTGACTCGTGCGCCGTCTGAGCGAAGAAATGCGCCGCTCGGTTCTTGTTCAGCTTGTAGTAGGCAGCAGCGGCCTTGAACGTGCCCGGGCCGAACGCACCGTCAGCGGTGACGCCGATCTTCTGCTGGAGGGTTACGAGGCTCATTTCTTGTTCCACAGATCAAAGAGCGCCTTGACCTTCTCCTCAACCACAGCGAGGCGAACGTCCATCTTGGCAAGGATAATCACCAGCGAAATGAAAGCCAGAACAATCGGCCAAAGCTGACCGATCAGTTCAACGGTAGAAAGATTGCCAGCCATTACGCCCTCGGGTTGCGCCAGTCTGGGAAGTCGTCCTCGTCGACCACGCCGTCGCCGTTGGCGTCGTAGCGCAGGTCGTTGCGGTACTTCTCCCACGGGGCCATGTCATCGTCGTCGTCTTCAGCTTCAGGCTCCGGCGCAGCAGCCATAGGCGCAGGCGCAGGCTCAGGCTCAGGCGCCGGCAGAGGCTCAGGCTCGACCGGAGTGGGCTCTTCGGGCTTCGCGTCACGCGCGTTGGCGTTGAGGCTCAGGCCGCCCAGAAGGCCGACGAAGGCACCGATGACCATGTTGAAGGCAGGGCCGACGATCTCGAACACCTTGTCGCTGTCCACCACGTCATTGGACGCGAACAGGCCAACGACCAGTGCGGCCACGACGACCAGCACGACGCAGGCCAGTGTGATTACCGCCACGCGGATCGTGAACTCGACCGTGTCCTCAATGCCCTCGCGGCTGCTTTCAAAGCGATCCCAGAAGCTCATGAGGCCTCCCCTTCAGTTAAGTGGTCGGTCAGCCACCTGCTGCAGACGATCTTCAATGCGCCTCAGGTGAGTGATCATTTCATCAAACCGGCGGTCGATCAACTGAAAGCGCTCGTCGCCAAACTGCAGGCGCGTCTCCAGCTTCGTCAGCCGACTGCTCAGCGTCGTCCATACACCGATCAAGCCACCCAGAAATGTCAGGACGGTTACGATTGTGTTGATGTCGACCATCATTATCGGAGGTTTTCGAGCTTGTAGATCGTCGAGAGGTAGATGCCCGTGACGTTGTCGATGAGGTTACCGACGGCACGGTTGCCCCCGCTGATTTCTTCGTGGTTGGCTTCGATCCACTCGGCGTCCGCCTTGAGGATCTTGAGGCTGTCGCCCTTGGTGTCGGTCGGCGAGGGGATGCTGCCGATCAGGCCGTTGAGGCCCTGATGCGCCTCGATCAGCGCGTCGAGCGCCTCGATGATCTCGTCGTAGAACTTGCCCAGCGCCTTGTGCTGGGCGTAGCTCTTCGTGCGCCAGTGCTCGTAGTGGGCGAGGTTGCGGGCGTAGAAGACCCGGCTGATGAGCTGCTCGATCATGGGGTCTCCTTACATGTTCACGCCGTTAGACAGTCGCTTCCGCCCAAGCTAAGGCCGCTTCGTCCCAAAAGTACCGCTTGCCGTCATCTGGTTTGGCTGTCGGCGCATTCCACAAGCAGGTGTCTTCATCCAACACCCATGAAGCAAATGGCTGCGGCGCGATAAAAGCATCGCGTGCTGCGTCGTATATGTACCCAATACCAGCATAATTTTTACGTAACGGACGCCCTTCTGGGTGCTGCCCGCCATGCGTATTGTATGACGTTTGCACCCATAGCGAAGAATCGCCAAACAGGCCCGTGTCAATAGCGTCCTGCTCGGCTACAATGACCTGAGTGACTATGCCATCAATAACTTTTGCAAAATGAGCCACGATGCTCTCCCTTACTAAGAATGACCAAAGGCCCATTCGCCGTCGATTTGTTTATCGTAAACCATTTTGTTTAGTTCTTCGCAGAACTCGGCAACTTTAGGCGGTAGGTTAACATTAACCTTCTCAACAGAAATAGTTTCTCTAATTTTGTGCATACCGTCAAGACCATGATAATTATCATCTTCGGCAAAAACTTGCTCAACTTTCTCGACATTATGCTGGAATTTATCCCAACCGTAAAAAGTGTAGATTAGGTCTAAAACTTTAAGTGGATCGGAAACTAAATCCCTGTAGTCTACGTACAGAAAGTTTTCTTGCGGTTGAGTTTTGCAAAGAGCAATAGCTTGCGCAGCCCTATAAATAGGTTCTGCTCCCGGCTGCATTAAGTCTTCGTACAGATCGCCTTGGTAGTCATTCTTAATACGCAAAGAGACTAACGATTTTACGACATCTTCAATAGGCCGGACAAGCACAACAAATTTCTGATCTGGGTTAATATTATCCCGCCACATTTGTACGTTTGCGGGGTGGCACCACGTCCTGCCTTTTTCTATTATAATCGGCTTTTCGATGTCTTTGTAATAAAGGCTAGGCAAAGCAGACACGATGTCTTTTTTTGTGTTTTGTTTATTGTTTGCAAAAAGAGGTGGGTGGTTGTCGCACATCTGCTGCGTCTGCCACATCAGTTCGCAAAGAAGCGATGCACCCTCCCCGTGTATATTAGGGTTTTGCATAAGCAGATTGATTAGCAGCGTCGATCCCGTTCGGGGCAAACCGCAAAACACCGCAAACTGCTGGTTTTTGCTATTCGCTACCATGTAATCGTTCCAGACGCATTGAACGTGTAGATTTTGAAGCCCCCTGTGTTGGTTAGTGTCGGTGAGCCAGTTACGACTGCGTTCGGGAAAGTGTTGGGATAGCGAATAATAACAATTCCCGACCCACCAGCTCCGCTTCGTCCGCCGCCGCCGCCGCCTCTATTAGCAGTGCCTGCGGTGCCGTTGCCCAACCCGCCGCCGCCAGTGCCGCCAAGACCGTTATTGTAGCCGCCGCCGCCGCCGCCGTAAAAGACACTGCTTCCACTCAAACTGCTAGATGCACCCGCGCCACCGTTACCGCCACCGCCACCTGTAGCAGTGCCGCCCCCTCCGCCCGCGCCGCCGCCGCCGCCGCCCTTATATGCAGCAGCGCCGCCGCCGCCTGCGAAGCCCTGTCCAGCCGTGCCCGCACCGCCGACGCCGGCGTCTGCGCCACTAGCGCCGCCGCCGCCGCCCGACCCGCCGCTTAAGCCATCCCTCTCAGAAACCAAATACCTGCCGCCGCCGCCGCCGCCTGTAGATGTAATGGTCGCAAAAACAGAGTTACTTCCGCTGTTTCTACCTCCAGCGCCGCCGCCGCCAACAGTGACAGTGTACGTAGTTCCAGAAACAATGGGTGTAAGCGTCCCCGTCCTAAAACCGCCCGCACCGCCGCCAGCATATCCGCCGCCGCCGCCGCCAGCAACAACGAGGTATTCTACAGAAGAGACAGCCGGACCCAAGGCATCTCCTGAAATTAACCATTGAGTAGATGTGATCTTGATGCAAGTTGCCGAGCCGTTTGAGTCCAAGACTAATGTACCAGAGGTGCCTCCGGGGGACAAGGTTAGGGTATCTGTCGTAATGGCAATCCTAACGAATGCCGCCGCCATGTTGATAAACTTGATTACCGTTCCGACTGGAAAAGCTACACTACTGTTGGCGGGGATTGTAAATGTTCGGGCATTGTTGTCTCCCACTGGGTGGAATATCTGTTTCCCTGCGTCGCCAAGAACCAGCGTGTAGTCTGCTGACTGGCTGTTCTGCGGGTATTGAACCGCACCTGATGGCGCTGCCGCCGAGGTCCACGTCGTACCGTCGCTGGTCAAAACGTTACCCGTCGTGCCCGGAGCAACTGCTTGCAATGCCGACGTGCCGTTGCCCAGAAGGACGTTGTTGGCAGTTAATGTCGCTGCGCCTGTGCCGCCGTTCGCTACGGCAAGCGTGCCCGCCAGTGTGATCGTCCCAGACGTAGTAATGGGAGAGCCGGACACTGTGAGGCCCGTCGTGCCTCCAGAGAGAGCAACGCTAGACACCGTGCCAGTGGATGCAGCGGCAAAAGACAAAACGCCCGAACCGTTCGTGGAGATAACCTGCCCCGCCGTGCCGTCCGCAGTCGGATAGACCAAGCCAGCCGGATTGTTCATAATCCGCGTGACGGTGCCCGCCGAGTTTTCCGCGAACAGCGCCACGTCAGCCAAGTTGATCGCCAGTTCGCCCGCCAAGAGATTGGCGGCATTCGGCACTGCACTGGGCGTGGACGTGCGATACAGTTGGATCGGCGTGAAGTTTGTGGCCGCCACTAGAAAGTCCCTCCGTCAATACCACCAAACGCAGGCGCTGAGGCCCCGTTAGATACCAGAACTTGGCCGGCAGTGCCAGCACTCGTGAAATTGTAAGCCGTACCCGTGCCGAAGGCAACGCCCCCGGCAGTCGGGGCATTCGTGCCGTTCGTGCCGCCATTGGCAATGGCCAGCGTCCCGGCCATCGTGATCGTGCCCGCAGCCGTCACCGGGCCGCCGCTGAACGTCAGGCCAGTGGTGCCGCCGCTGACATCAACCGACGTGACAGTGCCGCCGCCCGTGGCCGATATGGTGAAGCTGGGGTAGGTGCCGCTGATTGAAATACCACTGCCCGGGGTCAGCACAACGGTCTGATCGGGTGCGCTGTTCGTGACAGTGATTGAGCCAGAGCCGTTTGTGATGCTGATGGCCGTGCCCGCCGTCAACGTCGCCTTGGCCAGCGTGTTGCCGCTGGTGTTGCCGATCAGCAACTGGCCGTCGGTGTAGCTCGTCTGCCCCGTGCCGCCCGAGGCGACAGGCAGCGTGCCAGTCGTCAGGGCCGAGGTCGATGTCGCGTAGACCGCGCCGTTCGTCGTGAAGCTCGTCAGGCCCGTGCCGCCCAGTGTTGTAGCTACAGGCGATGTCAGGCTGAAGGTGGTGCCGGTCAGCGTCAGACCAGTACCCGCGCTGTAAATCTGCGTTGCGGAAATCTGCGCGAAGGTGATCCCCGTCGTGCCGAACGTGATTACGCCCGAGGTGTTGCAGGTGTAGGTCTCACCCGCGCCGGTCGTGCCCTGCTGGACGAACACGGTCGAGCCCTCGCTGAGGCCGTTTGCGCTGTTGATGACGTAGGTGTCCGCGTCGCTGGAGCGCGTCAGTATCCAGTTTGTCGAGACCGAACCTACGTCCGTCACAACGTAGATGCCGTTCTGCACCGGATTGGTCTGCTCGTAGACGAGGACGCGATCAGCAACGCTCACCGTCACGCCGTCGATGACCAGTGCAAGCTGCGTGCCGGCGTTGGTCAGCGTGGCGCCGACACCTGCAGTGCCGTTGTTGTACGTCGCGTTCAGGTTCAGCGGTGCCTCAACCCGCACCGGCTGGTGGAAGTGAATGCCGCTGGCGATCAGCGTATCCACATACTGCTTCGTCGCCACCTCAAGCGCAGCAGAGGGGTTACCCGCCACCGTCACCTGCGTCAGCGACGGCGTCATGCTGTAGCTGGGGTTGCCGCCGGCGTTGACTAGCACGCCCGTGCCAGCCGCCAAGAACGTCGTCGCGCCCGCGCCGCTCTGATACGGGACAGAGCCCGCCGCGCCGCCTGCGATGTTCGTTGCGGTCGTCGCCGACGTGGCCGAGGTGGCAGTCGTCGCCGTCGTGGCAGTGACCGCATTGGTCGCGTTGCCCACGGTCACCGTTGACGGGTTGACGTAGGCCGGAGCCGTGCCGTTCGACGCCAGCAGGAACGTGGACGCGCCCACCGGCAGCTTGTCGAGGGTCGTCGTCGTGTTGGCGAAGAGCAGGTCGCCGACGCCGTAGCTGGTGATGCCCGTGCCGCCGTTGACCGCGACCAGTGCGCCAGCCAGTGTCAGTGTACCGGCGCTGGTTATCGGCCCACCGCTAAAGGTTAAACCGGTCGTGCCACCGCTCGCGTTGACCGAAGTCACGGTGCCCGCGCCCGTGATCGAGATCCACTCGACATCGGTGCCGCCAGCGTTCAGGACAAGCGCCTTACCGGCATTGCCGCTGTAGCTGGGCAGCAGGTTGACGCGCGCGGCCGGCACCGTCGTTGCGTTCGTGCCGCCGTTGGCAATGGCCAGCGTGCCGCCGAGCACCCAGTCAACGCCGGAGATGCTGAAGTTCAGGCCGGTCGTGCCGCCCGTAATGCCGCGCCACGTCGGCGCCGCCGCGCCGGCCGAGAACAGCACCTGATTGGCGGTGCCCGGGTTGGACACGTTCACGTTGGAGCCGTCGCTGTAAAGTATGGCACCGGCAACAGGGGATAGATTGCTGCCGGTGCCACCACGAGACATGGGGAGCACGCCAGAGGTCTCAGTGGTATCGGACAGGTCCACAGCCGGGTGGACGTGATCTTCGCGCGCCGCAACGCTGTTCGCGCCGGCGCTGGGCGTGCCGCCAGACTGCGGCAGCGCAGTCGAGAGGATCATTGAGATGGTGCGGTCAGCCGCCAGCGTGCCGCCGCCCGTCAGACCTGCGCCCGCCAAGATGCTGCGCGAGGTCGGGACGTAGGCGGCAAGGTTGATCGGCGTGGTGCTGGCAATAGTGACGCGCCCCTTGGCGTCGATGTCTAGAACCGGGATATTCGCGGCATCGCCGTAGGCACCCGCGACGACACCACTGTCAGCAAGCTGGCTAAAGCCAACACCGCCAGCAGCAATAGATATGACGCGGTCAGCAGACAGATCGCCGCCACCAGTGAGGCCGCCTCCGCCAGTGATCGTCCGGCTCGACGGCACCGCGCCCACAGCCGCGATGTTGCTGAACTGAACCTTGTAGGTGACGCCACCGAGGACATAGGGCAGATATCCAGCCGTGCTTGCGCCGCTGTACTCAGGCAGCTGCGTAATGGTTGTGGGGATGAGGTTGCTGGGTACGGTTGTCATTTACGGCTCCAGATACTCATCGTTGCCCTCGTTGATCAGGAACTGATCGCCGTTTTCAGCAATGAGGCCAGCGGGGTTTGTGCCGATGGGCGTGTCGGGGCGTGCGAAGCGCAGCGTGATGTTCTCAGGCTGGCGCGCGGGCAGGCGGTACGGATCGTAGTTGTCGCGGTCAACGTCGCACACGAGCAAGCCCGGATAGTTCGGGTCTGGCGCCAGTTCGGTCATGGAGAACTTGCGCGAGCAGCGTCCGCAGATGCCAATCGCCAGTGTGCTCTTACCGCGAGTGTCGAGGAAGACCGGCATCGCGTTACCTCGTGTAGACGGCGATGTTGGGCGCCATCATCATCGGGCTGTTGTCGCGCTCCTCGGCCTGCGCCGTGTACAGCGCGACGTTGGCCTTCTGGTCGAGCAGCGGAATCAGCGACGTGTCGACTTCGGCAATCTCGAGTGCCAGCTTAGACGCCAGCATAGCGACAATCGCCTCGTACCAGCGCTGCGGCACTTCAACTTGCTGGGTCATCGTCCCAACGTCCATGATGTAGCGCTGCACCCACAGGACGATTTGCGACGTAATCGCGCCACTGTTTGGCACAGGCCAGAGCCGCATCACGGGATTTG